AAGCAGATTAAGTTGTCAACTATCATTAACAGAGGAACTTGACGGCATAACTTTACATTTACTTGATGATGAACTTTTATAAATCAGTTATAGAACATAAAGGTAAACTTCTTGTTAGAGGTATACACGATGGCAAAGACTATAAAGAAAAGATAGATTTTGGTCCTACTCTATATTCTTTAACACAAAAAGATAGTAAGTTTAAAACATTAGATAATAGAAATCTAAATCCTATAAAATTTAAAAACATCAATGACGCTAGAAGATTTAGACGTGATGTTGCAACTCAAAACTCTCCGATATATGGTCTAGAAAGATTTCATTATCAATATATCAACGAACAATTTCCAGAAAACATCAAGTGGGATAAAAAGTATATTAAAATATTTACAATAGATATTGAAACTACAGTAACAGATGGTTTTCCAGATGTAGAAAACCCTACCGAAGAAATAATTTGTATCACTGTTAAGAATCAAACTAACAAACAAATTCTAACGTGGGCTGCTGGAGATTTCAAAACAGATAGAACTGATATTACTTTTATTAAATGTAAAAACGAAAACGTTTTACTTATGGAGTTTATGAAGTTTTGGCTTAAGAATTATCCAGATGTTGTTACTGGTTGGAATACTAAATTCTTTGATTTACCTTACTTGATGAATAGAATTAAACTAGTTGCAGGTGAAAAGGTTGCAAATAAAATGTCGCCGTGGGGTATGATTGAAAAGATTGAAGTCATGGTAAGAGGTAGACCACAAACATCATATATTTTAAAAGGTACAGTGATGTTAGATTATCTTGATCTGTACAGATGGTTTATACCTACTAGACAAGAGAGTTATAAACTAGATTATATTGGTGAAGTAGAACTTGGTCAAAACAAAAACGTAAACCCTTATTCTACTTTCAGAGAATTTTATGAGAAAGACTTTCAAAAATTTATTGATTATAACATACAAGACGTTGAGATTGTTGACGCATTAGAAGATAAACTTGGTTTAATTGAGTTAGCATTAACTGTTGCTTATGAATCTAAAGTAAACTATGATGATATATTTTCACAAGTAAGAGTGTGGGATACTTTGATTGCTAATCATCTATTGGCAAAAAACATATGTATACCACCAAGAGAAGAACATAGTAAAGATACAAAATATGAAGGCGCTTATGTAAAAGACCCTATAGTTGGCCAGCACAAGTGGGTATGTTCTTTTGATATTAACTCACTATATCCACATATCATTATACAATATAATATTTCTCCTGAAAAGATAATAGGTCAGGATAATTCTGGTATTTCTGTAAACAAAATGTTAAAACGTAATTTAGATTTATCTCATTTAAAAAATGAAAATGCCTGTGTTACACCTAACGGTGCAAAGTTTAAAAATGATAGTCAAGGTTTCCTACCTGAAATGATGGAAACAATGTACAATGAACGTGTGATCTATAAGAAAAGAATGATCAAGGCTAAAAAAGAATACGAGAAAACAAAAGAACCACATTTACTAAAAGAAATTGCAAGATGTCATAACATTCAATGGGCAAGAAAGATTGCTTTGAACTCAGCCTATGGTGCAGTTGGTAATCAATACTTTAGATTTTATGATGTAAGACAAGCAAGTGCTATTACAACAGCAGGTCAATTCATTATCAGATTCATTGAAGAAAAGGTCAATGGTTATATGAATAAGATATTAAAACAAGATGAAGACTTTGATTATATTGTTGCCTCTGATACAGATTCAATCTATGTAACATTAGATAAACTAGTTGAGAAGACTTGTAAAGGTAAAGACAATGAACAAATATGTAACTTTATTGATAAGGTCGTTAACAGTAGACTAGAGCCGTATATTGAAAAATGTTTTGATGAATTATCCGAATATACAAATGCATTTAAGAACTGTATGGTAATGAAACGTGAAGTAATTGCCAACAAAGGTATATGGGTTGCAAAGAAAAGATATATGTTAAACGTATTAGACGATGAGGGTGTAAGACTTTCTGACCCTAAACTAAAGATCATGGGTATTGAGGCAGTTAAATCATCTACACCACAAGTTTGCAGAGGTAAAATTAAAGAAGCAATCAAAATTATTATGAATAAAGATGAAGATACTTTACAAAAATTTATTGCTGATTTTAAAACAGAGTTTAATACTCTATCTGCTGAAGCTATATCTTTTCCTAGATCATGTAATAATATTAAAAAGTATAAAAACCCAGCAACTATATTCAGTAAAGGTACACCGATACATGTAAAAGGTTCTTTGATATATAATCACAAACTAAAAGAACTTAAATTACATAAACAATATCCTTATATACGAGAGGGTGATAAGATTAAATTTTTAAAACTAATAGAAGCAAACCCATTTAGATTTGATGTGATTAGTTATATTACAACATTACCTAAAGAGTTTGAATTAGACAAATATATAGATCGTGAAACACAATTTGAAAAAACATTCCTTGACCCTATGCGATTTATATTACAAGCAATAGGTTGGTCACAGGAAAAGAAAGCAAGTTTGGAGGCATTTTTCGGATGAAAAAATTTAAAGATAATATAAACGACTTTTTTAAATGGGTTAAAGGTACAGAATTAGTTGAACTAGATGACATTGATGTATCAGAGGATCCTGTAAGACCTGAACTTACTCTTGGTTTTCGTATCATGCATGGCCGAAAAATATTTGGTCTAAAATATGATAATGAAATTGAGGCGATTGTTTGTGTTGCATATTGTCCTGAAGTACCATATACTGTAAGAGAAATGGATTACATGTCACAAGCTGCCAATCAAGACGGCCAAAGAGGTGAAATAATTGTAGCATATACTGTATGGTCTCGTAAAAGAGGTGCAGGTAAAGAGATAATTAAAAAGTTAGCTGAGTATGCAAAACAAAATCATTTTAAAAGAGTGGTAACCTTATCGCCATTAACACCAATGGCTACAAGTTTTCATATAAAAAATGGTGCAAAACAAATTAAAGTAAGTGAAGATACTCAAAATTTTGAATATGATCTCAACAAAAAAATATAATATAATCTACGCTGATCCTCCATGGCATTTTCAAAACTATAATAATGATAAGGCACAAACTAATCCTGCCAATCATTATCCTACTATGACAATGAAAGATATAGAAAATTTACCGATAGGTGACCTAGCAGACAAAGATTGTGTATTGTTTATGTGGTGTACCGATCCTTTACTACACAAACAAATACCATTGGTAGAGAAGTGGGGCTTTGAGTATAAGACAGTAGGTTTCACGTGGGCGAAGACGAATAAGAATAGAATAAACAATTACTTTTTCAAAGGTCCAGGATACTGGACTAGGGCCAACACCGAGACATGTATACTTGCAACAAAAGGTAAACCAAAAAGAGTTGATGGTAATGTAGATAGATTAGTTGTGAGTGAACGTAGAGAACATAGCAGAAAACCAGATAGAATCAGAGACGATATAGTAAAACTATGTGGTGATTTACCACGTATAGAACTATTTGCTAGAACTTCTATGCCTGGTTGGGATGTATGGGGAAACCAGGTTGACAAATTTAGTTGAACGTGATATAATATGAAGATGAAAACATTAACAAATGATCAGGCCTTACACTGTGCCAATATATTCAATGACTATTTTGAAAAGTTTAGTCGTATAGATGAATATATGAGAGATCAAAAGTTATCTCAAATAATAGATGTACCATCTGCTTTGCCTGGTATGGGTCTAGAGGGTAGTATATTTTCTAATTTTGATATGTCGCCTAAAGATATGGACTTTGAAATACTAGAGCCAGATAATGAAACATATGATACATTATTAAACATGACTTCTTCTCATACTAATATGTCAAGTGTACCTGGTAAAAATTTAAAGATTGCAGTAAGAGAAAAAAATAGTGGTCAATGGGTAGGTTTTATAAGATGTGGTTCTCCTGTTATAAACATGAAACCAAGAAACGATTTGTTAACTCATGTACCAGAATTAGTAAGTTTTAATAAGACTTCTATCATGGGATTTGTAATAGTACCAACTCAACCTTTCGGTTATAATTATCTAGGTGGTAAACTATTGGCTGCCATATGTTGTAGTCATACAATAAGAGAAAAACTAAATGTAAAATATGGTATGAATTTAGCATTGTTTGAGACTACAAGTTTATATGGTAATAGTAAATCATCTAGTCAATACGATGGTATGAAACCATATTTAAGATATAAAGGTTTAACTGATAGTGATTTTATACCTTTGATACATGGTAAACCTTTTCACGACCTTGCAACATTTGTTGAAAACAATGTAGGTAAACTTATTAAAGATGACGCCTCTAGTAGAAAGTTAAAACTAACTACAGCCATTATTGGTTTAGTAAAAAGAAGTTTAGACAAAAGTAATTTAGAAAGATTTAATACAACTATAAGTAATGCTAAGAAATTAACTGAAAGAAAAAGATATTATGTTAGTGACTATGGTATTAAGAACTATCTAGATGTAGTAAAAGATAACAAGACAAAAATTATTAAAGGTGAGAATTGGGATAAATTTAACCTAAATAATATCATAGATTGGTGGAAGAAAAAGGCCGAGTCTCGTTATAATAAACTGAAACAAGAAGATAGATTAAGGAGTGAGTTAGAGGTATGGACACCAGACGCAAAAATAGATATAATAAGATAATGGCTATTACAGAGGAATCATACAAAGACTTAAAAGAATATTGGGACTTTCAACGTATAAGAGAGTACAATTGGGAGAAACTATGTGAGGTTTGTGCTAACGTAGAATCAAACTTTGCATTTACAAATGGTAAATCTGGTGACGAGTTAAGAGATACATTATGGAATAAGATTGACCAATCTGAATTTGAAAAACCACCTAAAGATTGGGTACCACAAGACGAAAAATATAGGTTATGGAACGAGGGTGAGCCTAAACCTATAAAGATTAAATTTAAAGCAGTAAAAACAATACAAGCTTGACAAGATTGAACGGATATGTTATAGTAAGTGATAATTAAGGAGAAAATATGAGTGATTTTTTAAAAGATATAATTAAAGAGAGTGGCAATGAATATGCAGGTTTAGTAAGTGACGGTATGGATAGTGATGTTACAAGTTTTGTAGACACAGGTTCGTATTCATTTAATGCTCTATTATCAGGATCAATATACGGTGGTATGCCAGCAAATAAGATTACTGCTATTGCAGGTGAGGCTGCTACAGGTAAAACATTCTTCGCATTAGGTATTGTAAAAGCATTTTTAGATAAAGACAAAGACGCAGGTGTTATCTATTTTGAATCAGAAAGTGCCGTATCAAAAGACATGATTGAAAGTCGTGGTGTTGATGGTAAAAGAATGGTTGTAGTACCAGTTGCTACAGTACAAGAATTTAGAAATCAATCAATAAAAATTATAGACAAATATTTAGAACAACCAGAGGCGAAAAGAAAACCTATGATGTTTGTATTAGATAGTTTAGGTATGTTATCTACTACAAAAGAAATGGAAGACACGGCTGCTGGTAAAGAAACAAGAGATATGACTAGATCACAAATAGTCAAATCTACATTTAGAGTTTTAACATTGAAACTAGGTAAAGCAAATATACCTATGATTATGACCAATCATACGTATGATGTTATTGGTTCAATGTTCCCTCAAAAAGAAATGGGAGGTGGTTCAGGATTAAAATACGCTGCCTCATCAATCATCTATTTAAGTAAACGTAAAGAAAAAGACGGTACCGAAGTAGTTGGTAATATTATACATTGTAAAAATTACAAATCTAGATTAACAAAAGAAAACGCCATGATAGACGTTAAATTAACCTACAAACACGGACTTGATAAACATTATGGTCTTTTGGATATGGCTGAAGCAGCTGGTATCTTTAAGAAAGTATCAACAAGGTTTGAAACACCACAAGGTAAGGTGTTTGGTAAATCTATCAATGACGATCCAGAGAAGTATTTTACAAAAGAGATATTACAAAAAATAGATGAATACGCCAACAAAAAATTCAAATACGGATCAGACGAAGAATAAAAGGTACGTTTTTGCACAAAAGACAGGTGCAGATTACACGGCCATAAAATTGCTTGAGACGAAATACCGTAACGTAATCTACAAGTATGGTAAGGTTAGATTTGCTAAAGAAGAAAAAGCAGATGGCACCTTGCCAATGAAGTTTGATTATGATATACTATCCAATCCAGAATCAAAAGATATAGAAAGCCAAGAGTTTGTAGATTACATTGGTGACATATTATTAGAAGTAATGGAACAACAATTAAATGATGGAAAGGTAGAGTTTGGTGAATAACGAAAGAATAGAACAAACAATATTAAGAAACTTAATGTACAATGAGTCGTACATGAGAAAGTCAATACCTTTTTTAAAAGATATATATTTTTCTAAAAGAGAAGAACATATTTTATTTTCAGAAATACATAAATTCATTGCAAAATATAATAATCTTCCTACTAAAGAAACTGTACTCGTTGAAATGGGTAACAGAAAAGACCTTAACGATGAAGAAGTTAGGTCAGTAAAAGATTTACTAGAAGTATTAAATCCTGAAGATGTTGATCAAAATTGGTTAATAGATACTACAGAAAAGTTTTGTAAAGACAGAGCAGTACACAACGCAGTACTAGAAGGTATTAAGATACTAGATAAGAAAGATAAAGAAAGATCGCCAGAGGCAATACCAAGTATATTGGCTGACGCCTTAGCAGTATCATTTGACAATCATATTGGTCACGATTATTTAAATGACAGTGAAGAAAGATATAACTGGTATCATACTAAAGAGAAAAAGTTTCAATTTGATTTAAGTTATTTCAACAAGATTACCAAAGGTGGTGTACCAAGTAAAACATTAAACATTGCTCTTGCAGGTACAGGTGTTGGTAAATCTTTGTTTATGTGTCACGTAGCTGCTAGTTTTCTTGCACAAGGCCAAAATGTATTGTACATAACTTTAGAAATGTCAGAGGAAAGAATTGCAGAAAGAATAGACGCTAATTTATTAGATGTAACTATGGACGATTTACATGCCTTACCTAAAGATGTATACAATGATAGACTAAAAAAAGTACAAGATAAAACTAAAGGTCAATTAATTATTAAAGAATATCCAACAGCTTCTGCTC